ATGGCTGATTGTAACAGAAATTGCTGTAATGACAGCGGAAGAGAAAGAAAATATCCTTGTGATACAAATTTCCGTGAAGCAGTGTGTGTACATACTGATAAGATATATGACAGTTGCAGGGATAAAGACTGCTTGGAAAATGTACGCGTGTACTTGACTTCGTGCGGTCAGGATATTGTGGACAGAGCAATAAACGTTAAATGCACAAAAGCCGAAGTGATTTGGGTGTTTACAGACATTGAGGCTGTGCCGTTTAACAGAGGTTTTTATTCGGTTGATTTGAAGTATTTCTTTAAAGTAACTTTAGCAGTATTAACCGGGGTTGAATGATATGCCGAAATGGGCAAAATAAAAATCAGACGAAGTTCCAATAGATATAAATATCATCATCATCTACTTCAATTCTGTTGATTAATGATGTTATAACTTTAACCTTTTCCGTAAATTCTCCGTTGTCTAAGATGTTGGATATACCGGATAATCTTTTCTTTGCATCTTCGGCTGAAATTAATGGTTTGTGTTCGTTAATCGCATTCATTTCTGTTTCTATACGTTTTTTGTCGGTATTTAGTGCAGTGATTTTCTTTGCCACAAAGTCAATATCAATTCCGTCTATGCTATACAAATCAGTTATCTTATTCATTTGTTTTTCTATTTCTTTGATTCTTTTTTTATAGAATTCCTTTTTTTCTGTGATGTTATTGTTTGATTGGTTTAGTTTAATAATATTATCAACTTCGGCTGGATTTGCCACTAATGCTTTTATTTCATCAATTACTGCTTTATCCAATACGTCCATAGTCCATATTTTATTTTTGCAACTTTTATCTCGGACCATATTTTTATATGAACTACGACTATAACATTGATATTTATTATAATAATATACTTTGCTGCCCTTTTCGTATCGGCGAACTCTTTTAAAATATCTTGCACCGCATTTTTTGCACCATAGAATACCTGCGAGCAAAGATGTTCTGTTAAATGCATTACGATAATGGGGATTATTTTCGGCTCTTATCTTCAATTTGGTCTGTACATTATCAAATACTTCTTGAGATATAATTGCTTCGTGTTGCCCCTTGTACAGCTCGTCACGGCAATGTGTCCATCCGGCATAAAGAGGATTTGTCAACATTTTTCTGATTCGGTGATCATACTTGAATTTCTCTGAAAATACTGATAATTTAGCCGCTATTCCCATCATAGTCATATCATCTTCCAAAAATAGACGATATGCTTCCTTTATCAATTCGGCTTCTTCTTTGTTTATTATAAGTTGACCGTCAATATAATCATACCCTGTTGGTGCTCCGCCTCCGTGATGTAGTCCTTCCTTTGCTCTTGCATCTTTTCCCATTATGGAACGTTCTCTGAATTGTTCACGTTCCAACTGTGCAAATACTGATAATATACCAATCATAGCACGTCCGAAGGGTGTTGATGTATCAAAATTTTCTGTTATAGATGCAAAATTGACATTATTTTTTATAAATACATCTTCGATTAAAAAAAGTGTATCTTTTTGTGAACGGCTTAAACGGTCTAATTTGTATACCAATACCATATCTATCTTACCATCAGCAACATCTGATATTAATTGTTGCATTCCGGGGCGGTCAGTATTTGCACCGGAAAAGCCTGCGTCAGTATATGTTTTATATAAAATCCAACCTTTAGCGGCACAATAATTTTTTAGACGTTCTACTTGCTCACCGATCGAATAACCCTCTCGTGCTTGCTCTTGGGTAGAAACTCTTGAATATATTCCGACCTTCATATTGAATAATTCCTTTCAAATTTGTTTTTAATAAATTATTTTGATGCCAAAAGCGTGTAAAGTTCATCTTCTGTTATGATCGAAATATCAATCCCTTTTTCTTGATAATCTAAAGCTTTTTTCATTTTTCCGGTCATAGCAGTGCTATTAGTTACTAAAAAATTTGTAGATTTCGTAATATTGTCGGCACAAAGTCCACCGACATTCTTTATATGTAAATACGCCTCAGAGCGTGTCATACAATTTAGTTGTCCTGTTATAACTATTGTTTTATTATACAATGGATGATTTTTGTCAAATTCAGTATTTGTCGGCACTATATCTTTTTGACTGACATGCTTAGTGCTATGTGTTTTCTTTGAATCTTTAGTTGATACGCAATCGTTAAAAGAATATTTGTAGGATCTTCCAACCAATGTAGCTATATCATCATTATTGAAATCTATCAGAGATAACAAAACCTCTGATGTTGCAACAGCATCACTCAAGGCTGAATGAGCGTTTTTGTTTTCGATGGAAAAATAATCACACAAACATTCCAAGGTGTGATGCTCTAAAGGCAAATCACTGTATCTGGCATACTGTAAGGTACAAAACACCGGAAATAGAATTTCGTCTGTGTTATAACCGTAATACTGCAATGTAGATTTTATATGCCCGAAATCAAATGGAGCATTATGAGCAAAACAAAGATTAAAACGGTTAAATAAATGTTTGATTTTATCCCATACCACGTCAAATGTCGGAGCATCTTCAACCATATCGGAAGTAATCCCGTGAAGATTTGAAAATTTCTCAACAAAAACATTTGGAGTTGGCTTAATTAAATATTCAATTTTTTGTGTTATTTTAAAGTCATCTAATACGACAATTCCTATTTGGCATATACTTGTAGGATTATAATTGGCTGTTTCAATATCAACTACAATAAATCTCATTTCAATCTCACTTTCCTATAATAATGTTATCTGTTCGGAAGTTGTTGGTAAATTTAACTTTGTAATTTGAAATGTAGGTGTTTTGGATACGTTTTCTCTTACTTTTTCTTCTGAAATTTTACCGTTTTCATCTAAAACACTGTTTTTACCGTTAAATATTAAACCATTTAATATATTTTTTCTGCTACGGCATAACGAAGCTTGTGTCGCATCCGTTTCAACACAGTGTAAGCTATCGCAACATTGTTTCCATTTGCTACAAAAAGAAAAAGAGTTGGGATTGTTTTTTAAATATATATCATCAAATAACTCTAATAAAAATTGAGCATTGTCATTTATAAAAACAAAATCAGGAATCAAAATTTTAAGCGGTATAGTATCAGTTTTAGTAGTTGATTTTGAATAGCTGATTTTAAATTTATCTAAAAGTGTTTTGCTATTATTTTTTAAATACACTTCGTGTGCTTTTCTAAATTGAAAAAGTATATCATTTTTCAGCATAATATTAATTGTGCTTTTATTTTTCTTTAAGTGTAATTCAGCAACATCTCTGCGATTCAATTCAAGAAAATGTTTTAACCATTCATAAAATTCATAAATAAAGTTATTTTCTTTCATTTTTCAACACTTCCTCTGTAATTATTAAATGGCATTGTTATCACTCCTTAAATATTACCTTTCACCCTATGTACTCTAATAGTATCTTTTATAAAATTTTCGGGTACATTAAAAAATTCAGACAACTGCCATACTTCCGTATACCCCTTTTTAAATGCCGATAACAGTTTGTCAGCCGGAATTAGTTCCTGCACCGCCCAACGTGTCGCACGTTCTTCCATTCGTTGACGTGTTTCAAATTTTGAATTGATTTTGTAAAACGAACCGGTTTCGTGATGACCTAATTCGTGAGCATATGCGTCTATCAATTCTGGCATTGTATTAATCATTAATGGATTTAATGCAATAGCTCCGGGGATAGATAATGCTTTTGTGGCTCTCATCGGAAAAAAATCGACATCTATATTATGGTTTATTGCATATTGATTTAATTGATTTAGCATTATTCTTCCTTCTTCCATTGTTCTTTTTTGAAACGTGCATAATCTAATATATCTTGCTTTTGTTCATCGGTTAATTCTTTAACTTCACCGTATAATGCAAATTCGATTTCTCCAAGCTGCTCATCCAAAGTATTTTCTTTCTTTTCCTTGCCCAGCAAGAAATCAACTGTTACATCAAAATAATTAGCTAATTTTTTTATGATGTCAAGATTAGGTTCACTAACCCCACGTTCATATTTAACATATGTGGTTCTATCTACACCAAGATATTTTGCTACGTCTTTTTGATATACGCCTTTTTTTGTTCGCAATTCTTTAAGAACGTTCATTGTAATCACCTCAAACATATTATATGTGAAATAACTTCACATATCAAGGCAAAGTGAAGAAATTTCACTTATTTTTAAAAAAAGTCTTGACAAGTGAAGAAAGTTCACCTATAATATAAATTACAAGTGAAGAAACATCACTTTTAGGAGGTGAAAAAATGAATAATTTAAAAGAACTACGAGAAAAAGCAAATTTAACACAAGAAAGTCTTGCAAAGTTAATCAATGTCGATAGGTCAACCATCGCAAAGTGGGAAACAGGCGAAGCATCGCCAAGAAGTGATAAGTTGCCGACACTTGCAAATGTATTGAATTGTACAATAGACGACTTATTTTAAAAATAATCTGCTGGCATATGCCAGCCACTCTGTTTTTTGTTTTTTTACCGTGGATTTAGTGTTTTGTCAGCGGTGTTTCTTCTTTTTCAGGGTGGCTTACATATGCCAGCAGAAAAATATTTAATCACAGGTTGAGGTGAGCCACTCACTCCATATGAATGTAGAAATATATAAAATTTTAAAAATCTTTTTTCAAAATATCACCTTCAAAAATGTTTTGACTATGGGTGGCTCTCTTGAACCTGTGACGGAAAGGGGAAATAAAAATGATAACTATCGGTTGGGCGTGTATCGTCATTGGTTGCAGTTTGGTGGCGTATTGCAAATGAAAGCTGTAACATTCAAATACGATACTATATTCAAAAAAAGTATGAGTTTTACAATGCAAATTTCAGATGAATTGTATGACGCATTGAAAATTCAAGACAAAATGCAGGATTTTCGTGTCAGTGAAATCATGGACGATATTTCGTCCATGCTATCAATAGTTGCCGAATTGCAGAGTTTTGGTGCAATTAAAGGCGGTTATAGTATTGATTTTAATGACAATTAAAAAAATTACCGCCATTTGCTTATGAAAAGGTAGAAAAACGGTGAAAAATAAGGACTTAAATAATGAGAGGACAAAAAAAGCACCTTTCGGAATAGGACAAAATACATAATTCATAAATATGGAACGAGGTGATAAAAATGAAAATACATCATATATTAGCGAACGGAAAAGAAGTTGAAAGTGTGGCAGGAAAAGTTATCAATGTGTCGGAATTTCCTATGTTGTCTTCTGTTTTTCGTTCGGTAAATCAACGAATTCAAGAACAGGCAACCGAAAACGAAGAAAAAGGAGCATAATGCTCCTACGGTTGGACAAGCAAAGGAGGAGAGAAAAATGAACAAAGCAATGCTGATAGGTCGTATTTGTAGTGATTTGGAAAAGAAGTACATATGTGACAGTACCGTCGTTCAAGTGTCTTTGGCAGTGCAAAGACGTTTCAAAAATGCTAAAAATGAGTATGACACAGATTTCATTCAATGCGAATTGTGGGGACACAATGCGGATTTTCTTGAAAAAAACTTCTCAAAGGGTGACATGGTCGCATTTGTAGGTGCAATTAAGAACAACAACTACGAAAAAGATGGTGTTAAGCACTATTCAAACAAAATAGTTGTAGAATCAGTGTATTTCACCGGAAGTACACTGATGAAGAAAAAACAATAATTGTGCAATTTGACTTAAATAAACCCTGCGGAAAGGTAGGGTTTATTCGAGTACGCTCGAAAAAAGTACGGTGTACAAAGGAAAGAAAAGGAGAAAATTAATAATGGCGATTTACAGAATACACAAAGAGGATAACTATGTAATAGTTGATAAAGCCTTTTTGCTGAATGAAAAAATCAGTTTGAAAGCTAAAGGACTTTTAGCCCTGTTGTTATCTTATCCGGATAACTGGCAATTTTACGAAGCAGAAATAGTACAACACGCAGCAGACAAAGCAAATTCATTGAGTAGTGGACTAAAAGAGTTGATAGAAAACGGCTATATAGTACGAAAACTTGGCAAAGATGAAACAGGAAAGTTTAAAGGTTATGAGTATCATATTTACGAAAAACCGATAACGGAAAAACCGATAATGGAAAAACCGATAATGGAAAATCCGATAACGGAAAAACCGATAACGGAAAAACCGATAACGGAAAAACCGATAACGGAAAAACCGATAACGGAAAATTCGGTACTACTAAACAATAAAGACACTAAGAATAAAAACACTAAGACTGCTTCGTCACCAGAGTTGGCGTCTGAGTTCAAGGAGTGGTATTCAAAATATCCGCACCCACGAAATGAACAACAGACCATGAAGAACTACATCAAAGCACGAAAGACCTATTCAGCCGAACAGTTGATGACTGCACTGAATAACTACCTCGCTGAAATAGAGGAACAGCACACAGACAAACGCTATATTAAACATTCCACAAATTTTGTGGGACAAGAGCAAGCGTTTGTCGATTACTTAGACACACCGGCACAGCCGGTTTTGACTGAGGAAACTGATGATAGTTACATCGCCACAATCGAGGCGGAAGACCCTGAGTATGCCGCACGACTCCGAAGGAGGGATAACGATGTATGAACAACAACAAATTCCTGCCAACTATGAGGCGGAGCAGGCAGTCGTTGGTGCATTAATCATCGGTGGCAATGTGGATGAATTAACCACCGAAGTTAATCTAACACCCGATGATTTTTATTTCAGTGATTGCAAATTGGTGTACAAATGCATTTTGTACCTAAACGACAAAAACGATAAAATCGACATAGTAACGGTAGATAGTACATTAAAAACCGCCAAAGAATACAAGGGAATTGAATTTCTGAAAAATGCGATCAGTAACAACCCAACGAAACATAATTTAATTTACTATGGCAAAATCGTAAAAGAATATGCGAAACGTCGTTGGTACATAGATATGTCAAATAAAATATTGACTATGGCAGGCAATACAACATTGCCAATAGAAAAAATATCCGACAAAGTGGAATATATGCTGGCAACGGAGAGTGATTCTATCAATGTCAATACCGCAGACGATTTGATAATGCAGACGTATGACACCATTGCAAAAGCAAGTGAAAACAAAGGTAGTATTCCGGGACAGGCAACAGGATTTGATAACATAGATTTGAAAATGGGCGGTATAGACGGATTGGCTGTTTTAGGTGCCAGACCGGGTATGGGAAAAACCGCATTTGCGTTAAATGTTGCTGAACATATAGTTTACAACGAATTAAAACCGGTAGTATTTTTTTCGTTGGAAATGGGTGCACAACAGTTAATGCTCCGATTGGTATCATCAATGACACGCATTAAATATTCTGCTTTGCGATATGGGGAATTGGAAGATGATGATTGGACAAAACTCGCCAGTTTCATGAACCAATCAGAAAAAACAAAAAAATTGTTAATCTGTGATGAACCCAAGATGACAGTGCGAAAAATTCGTTCGGTTTGCCGTAGGTTAAAAAAACAATATGGCTCTTTGGGGGCGGTGATTGTTGACTATTTGCAATTAATTGAAATGCCAAACAATAAAAACTGCACAAAGGCACAAGCAGTCGGTGATGTTAGCCGAGAGCTGAAAATCTTAACGAAAGAATTAGGTTGTCCGATAATTGCTCTTTCGCAGCTGAATAGAGCAAATGAGCAACGGTCGGACAAAAGACCGACACTTGCCGATCTTCGTGACAGCGGAGCTATTGAACAGGATGCCGACAGTGTAATGTTCATCCATAACGAAGACGCATATAGAAAAGACAAATCACAACCACCAACAGGCAAAGTTGAGATATTGTTACCGAAATCAAGGTTTTCGCAAACAGGAACAATGTTTTTAAAATTCCAACCGGAATACATGAAATTTTCAAATTGGAATGTGAAAAAAGACCCATTTAATCGTAGTAAAAATTCGGCGGCAGTGTGGGACAAACCGGACGAAAATGATAAAGAAAACGCAAAAACTGGCGAAGCTGAAAAAGAGGAAAAATGACAAAGTGAAAGCTGATGAAATTTCAGAAAAATAACCAGATTTTAATGGTTATAAAATCGAAAAAAAACATAATTGATTTTATAATCAAAAAAACGGCTTAGGACATCAGATTTTAAGCCGTTTCTACGAAAATATAATCACTATTTTTATTTGAATATTAGCCATAGAATAAAAGATAAAAAAATCGAATCAAAATTTATTGCGAAGAAAGGAGTAGCAAAAATGAAGTTCAGAACATTCAAATATAACATCATTAGGGCAATCAAAGTTATAAATCATGCTGTCAATGCAGAAACAATGAAGATGTTGGGCGGTATTCTGATAGATGCCAATGCACCGAATATGGTGGAATTGACAGCATATTCAAATGACATAAAAATCAAATATTATGTTCATGCGGACGTTGAGCAGGAAGGGACGGTTGTATGTAACCCAAAGTATTTGATGAACATTTCCAAAGGTGAAAACAAGGAGGTTATAATATCAACCGACAAAGACAATGTCATTGAAATGAAAATCGGAACATACAAGCAGAAATGGCAAGGAACAGTTGCGGAAAATTATCCGAAAATATCAATGCCGGAATGCAATAATGAATTGATGTTAGAACAGGAACGGTTTAGAGAAATTTTAACTAAAACTGTGCCGTTTGCAGCACCGACAGTCGGATACAGACCGCAGTATAACGGCGTGTTATTTGACATAAAAAACGAAACATTACACAATGTTTCAACTGACGGAAAACGAATGGCACATATAACTACACCTGTTGGCACATATGAAAATATGTCGTTTGTAATAACGCTTCCTGCGGCAAAGGAACTGTGTCGTATTGAAAGTGAAAATCCGCTGTTGCGTATTATTGTTGATAATACAAATATGCGGTTGTTGTTAGATTACAGTGAATTTATAGTTGTCGCCAGTACATTTAATGAAAATGGTTATGTCAAATATGACAATATGATGAATCGTGAATCTGATATAACTGCAACGGTAAAACGTGCAGAGTTTATGCAGATGATTGAACGCGGTAAATTCGTTTCGGAACAGGGTAAAACAAAAGTTCCGGTAACGTTGGAATTGAAAGATGATGTTTTGAAATGCAATGGCAGAAATCTTCGCTGCCAGCTAAAAGATGAAATAGATGCCGATGTAGCCGGCAATATTAAAATCGGTTTCAATGCTGATTTTTTAATGGATATGATAAAAACAATACGGTCCGACAATGTTGTTTTGGAATTGAAATCACAGAAAGACGCATTGATAATAAAAGACGGTGATACAGAATTATTGTTGTTGCCGGTGATAGTGTGAAAGGGGACAGTAAAATGCGAAAACGATATTGTAGTATGTGTGGTCGTTTGATGGACGAACACATTGACGAAAACACAGGAAAACCGTTCGATATTCAGTTATGTTCCGGTGTATGCATAGGTGCTGCATGGCGAAATGTTACGGAATCAATTAAAAATGGTGTACGACCACAATGGACGGCAGCAGTACTACGCAGAAAAAGTAAAGCATTTGAGTATCATAATCAGATAGTAAACTTGTTAAATAAAAAATTTACGCAAAAACAAATTGCCGAGGCATTAGGAATATCTCACGGCACAGTTTATTCATCGTTGAAACAATACGGAAGGGAGTTAATTTAAGATGATAGGAAGAAGAATAAAAGAATTAAGAACAGAAAACGGATTGACGCAACAAGAATTGGCAAAAATTTTAAATGTGTCAAGTATGTCTATTTCGTTTTATGAAAATGAGCAAAGAAAACCGGATAGCGAGTTTATTATTGCGTGTTCGAGGTTTTTTGATGTTTCAACTGATTATTTGTTAGGAAAAACGTATAAAAGGAGAATACCGAGAGAAGAAAGGTTTGGAGCGTTCAGTAAAAGATTGAAACATGTAAGAGAACTAAAAGGTATATCACAAAGACAAGCGGCAGAAGATTTAAACATAAGTCCACAAAATCTATCGTATTACGAAAACGGTCGTGATGCTGGATATGGTTTACTTGTTCGTATGGCTCGATACTATGATGTTACAGTTGAGTATTTAATCGGTGCGTCACCTGTCATGCAACGAGAAAATGTAGATATTAACAAAGATATTGGATTAAACGATAAAACAATTAACTTATTACGGCAACGTAATAAGTTTGGATATAGTTACGCAGCAGATATTGTAAACGAAATCGTGAGAACAGAGTATTTTCAAAGACTTGTCACCATATTTAGTGAAGACAATGAAAGCAAAGAGGGAGATACCCCACAGCAAAAAGAATTAAACAAACAAATAGTCGAAGTATACGGAGGCTCTTTTTTCATACGAAAGCGTGACTGGGAAATAGAACGATGTATAAATGGTATTGCAAAAGAATTAAGAAAGCATGAAATTTATCCGGTAGATGATTGGGCAGTTGAAATGGAGGGGAAATAATGATTGTTAAATTACCAATGGGTGTAACAGTGAATACAAATAATATGCCGGATAATTTTGATAACATTATTCGTGACAGTTTTAGAAAATTCACCGAGGGAACTAATAAAATATACCAATATGAAGATAAGCTAAGGTTTATAGATTGCTGCGTTATGTATATGAGTCATTCAGAGGACGCAGACGAAGCTGTGCAAGATATAATACTTAGCGAAGCCAAAAGACAATTAAGCGAGCATGGAGAAATTCCTGATAAGAGTGATTTTGAGAGTATTGAATTTATGAGTGTCTGCTATGAAATAGGTCAAAAAAGTGCAAAATTATATTCAAATGAATATGGATGCGATAAGCGTGATAATGAGGCTGCATTGAAGTTACTTGCAAGCATTATAAAAATTGTTATCAATTTTGAGGAGTGATGAAAAATGAGCGACAAAACTGAATTACTACGAAAACTCAAGAAGCTTGCAGACGAAGGGATTGGCGGTGAAAAAGTAAATGCTGAAAAGAAACTGAATAAGTTGATGAGTAAGTATGGTATCAGTGAAACAGAGCTACTTGAAGATAAAATTGAAACAATGGAATTTATATATCACGGAGTAGAACAGAAACGCCTGTTGATACAAATTATTTACAAGGTAGCAAACTGCAAAAATTTTTATGATTATTATTTTACTAAGTCTGGACGAAAAAGTAAGATAAGTCTTGGTGCTGACGTTACATCATCGCAAAAAATAGAAATTGAATTTTTATTCGATTTTTATGTAAAGCAATTTGAAAAAGAACGTTCTATGTTAATGGACGCATTCATACAAAAGCATAGATTATTTGGCGTAGAACTAGATGAAAATGATGATGAAAATGATGAACCTAATATTACGCCGGAAGAAAAAATGAGGATAAGGAAAATGAGCATTTTAATGTCCGGTATGGAAGATGTTTCGCCTGTTCGCAGATTGGAGTGATAAAAATGATTGAATGGAAAAAAGTTAAAAAGTTAATGGATTGTTTTCCGGGAAGTATTATAAATCACAATGGCGAATTTATCGCAATGATAAAGGAAAACGAGTATTTTATACTTGAAAACTGCAAAGATGAACGTGAAATTAAATGTAAAGTTTTGGCGTGGTTTTCAAGAGGCGCTCATAAAACACAACATTATAATTCAAAGAAGAAAAATAATGAATACCATCAATTTATGATTGATGGTATAAATAAATATATTGGAACAAACTTTGATTTTGAAGATATGGACATTATCTATACTACTCTTGGTAATGATGTTAATCGACCGCTATGTGAAAAGTTTATTGACAGTGGATATGATATGAATATTTTGATTTCTAAATTAAACGAACAAAAACTGCCAAAATAAAATTAGGAGGACAAGAAGATGAAAAATGAAAAAGAAAATTTTATTACATCACCAACGAAAAAGCCTACGGGTGCAACGAGAAAAACAGTAGCCAAACGCAAAGATAGTTGGTTTGAGGTAAAATTGAAAAACGGTGAACTTCTGTCTTTCAACTATCGTTGTAATACTGTCGAACATGTAGCAGATTTAGTTATATTAAAAGAATGTAATCAGGAAAACGAAGTAGTATTAACAATTATTCCGAAAGATAATATACTTTATATTTTTTAACGTAGGAGAAAAAGACATGAAGATAAAAATTAGTATTAACGGCACTGAAATTTCTGCCGAGATTTCAGATGATGACGCAAAGAAAATCGGTGCAGTTAAGGGTAAAAAAACAGGATATGAAAGAGTTATTGATGATTATTATTTTTATGTTAATGCAATAGGATATGTACCAACAGTCGCTGATGAAAATGAAGATTTTGACAATAACACTTATAATATAGGCAATTACTATAACAGCGAGGAGCTTGCATGGAGTAATGCTCGTGCAGACCAACTGTTGGCACAAATGCGACAGTGGCAGGCGATTAATGATAAGCCACTTTCGAGGGAAGATTGGAAGAATAAAAAAATAGCAAAATTTTGTTTTGTATATAATTACCTTGAAGATGGGATAAGAATAAAAAAAGAACACACAGAAAAGCAGCCGAATACGGTATATTTTACGACATTTGATAAAACATTGAGAGCATTAGAAATATTTGAAAAAGAACTATTGTGGTATTTCAAAGAATATCAGCAAAGATTAGACGAAGAATAAGCAGAACGGGGAGTGAAAGCATGACGACAAAAGAATGGTTACAGAGAGGAATTGAGATTGAAGAAGAAATTGCTGACTTGCAGGCGGTTAATCCGGTTGTATTTTTGGACGAAATAAATGTAGCGGTTTATGAACAAAATATCAAAAATAGGATCGGTGAATTGTACAAAATAAAAAATGAAATCCTCGAAGCTGTGAATCAGGTCGAAAGTGCTACACTCCGAAGACTGTTAATTAAGAGGTATATTCAAAACTTGACGTGGGAAAAGGTTGCAGAGCAGCTGAACTATTCCTATAAACACGTTGTACATATTCTTCACCCCAAGGCACTGCTTGCAGTCAAAACAATTTTAGAAAAGGATTAAGTCGGATTTTATTCCGGCTTTTTTTTGTGAAATTTTTTAATTTTTATAAAAATCCATAAAACCATCATTATGTAATAGAATGTAACATTGATCCTGTGGTAGTATATGAATCGAAGGGTGAACTGCCGTGAGGCAGTGGGAAAAAATATCTCGGAGTAAAAGAGGGAAATGGAGATATTGAGATAGGCATAGACACGCTTGAAATATTCAGCGTACCATGTTTATGCCGACCATAAAGAGTTACAGAGTGTATATGTTAATGCATATACATTCTGTTTTTTATTTCTGGGGGAGGAAATGATGATGTTTGAAAAAATAAAAATCTATCTACGAAAAAAGAAATTTGAATATAAACACGGAAAGTTTTGCAAGGAATGGCTTAGAAAAAATAAAAATTGGAATGAGTGCAGACACAAACGCAAAGCATTTGCAAGAGATATGCGTAGGTGGCAAATGGAGTACAAAGGGTGATTGTATGAATACGGTTGAACCAATTCGTGATAAACGTGATGTATACGCAATCAAAAAGTATCTGCGGCAAAAAGACATCAAGTATTACATTATGTTTATCACAGGTATTTCACTGGGATTGCGTATTAACGAAATCTTAAAGATGACAGTAGGTGACGTTAAGGGACGTACTACTGCAACGTTCCGGCAGAGCAAGACCGGAAAGGAAATCACGGTTGCATATAACGATGAGCTGTTGAGAGAATATAAAACCTACTGCGAACACCGTACACCGGAAGAAGCATTGATACCAAATCCAAACAATGAATACAAACCGATAACACGTGACATGGCTTACAAGGTTTTGCGTGAAGCAGCGGACCATGTAGGTATCAGATACAAAGTCGGCACACACACATTACGGAAGACGTGTGGCTACCACTATTACAGACAAACACACGATATAGTTACACTGCAAATATGGTTTAATCACCGTAATGCCAGTGATACTTTGCGGTATATTGGCGTTACAAAAGACAGTGTATTAACTGCTATGAAAAACTTTAAAATCTAACTTTGTTATACATAAATGCTCAACGTATAATGAAATCCCAGTTTTTTGTGTGCATTTATTAGTAGGAACTGAACTGATTCAATTATACACAATAACAGGTTATGTATAATAGACCGAAAGGACGAATGACAATGGCACAGGCTGCACTACACGTATGTAACAAATGCGGATGTCACCGACTGACACACGACACATATTGCGAATTACATCAACATTTGAAACGACAATATGACGACCACAGGGAATCGGCGAGCAAACGAGGATATAACGGGCGTTGGCGAAAAGCAAGCAAGACATATCTATTGTCACATCCGTTTTGTATTCGCTGTCTGCAACAGGGAAGATACGAGAAAGCCACAGTTGTAGACCACATCACACCACACAAGGGAAATCAACAGCTGTTCTGGGACAGGAACAACTGGCAACCACTGTGCAAGCAATGCCATGACCGTAAGACTGCAACAGAAGACGGCGGTTTTGGTAGATAATATTAAAAAATTTTTTCTTTCGTGAAGATTTTTTCACGGGAGGGGGTATCAAAATTGTTTTTGCGAATATGCGGTAGACCGTCGCCCAAGTCTTTTTTACGCACACGCAAGTTTTCGAGAGGGGGTTAAACCAAAAATGGGAGCAAGAGGACCAACGAAAAAACCGGCAGAGCTGGAGGAACTACACGGCAATCCCGGACATAGAAAAACTGAAAACAGATTGCAATTTTCAAAACCGGAAAAAGTTCCGTCACCGCCGGTGTTCCTAAATAAAATTGCAAAAAAAGAGTGGAAACGATTAGCACCGATTGTATTCAATGCCGGAATGCTGACGGATGCAGATGTAGGAACATTTGCCGCATACTGCGATTCATATGCACAGTGGGTATTAGCTGAAAAGGCGATACAGGCAAAACAACCGGACAAAAATTCTCCTGCACCGCTGACGTTTGCCACCGACAAAGGGTATGAGCAACAAATACCTGAAATCAGCATTTCAAACACCGCAAAAAAACAAATGCTGACGTTCGCCAAAGAGTTCGGATTGACACCGTCATCAAGAGCCGGAATGACAAACCCGGTAGAAACCGAGGACAAAAAAGCAAGTATTATGGAATTCATAAGCAAGAAGAACAGGAGTGCGTAAACTATGGATTCGGTAACATCATATGCGAAAAAAGTCGTAGCCGGCAAGATTATTGCAGGTGATTCGGTAAAAAAAGCGTGCAAGCGACATCTGAAAGATTTAAAAAAATCTAAGAGAAAAGATTATCCGTACTACTTTGATGCAGAGCAAGCAGAATATTGTTTTGCATTCGCTGAAAATTACTGCCGACACAGCAAAGGAAAGTGGGCAGGCAAGCCACTGATATTAGAAGATTGGCAGAGATTTGTTGTAGGTTCTATATTCGGGTGGAAACGTAAAGATGATGATACACGCCGATTCAGATATTTTTACATTCAAGTGGCACGAAAAAACGGAAAATCTACGTTGATGGCGTTCATCGGACTATATGTTATTGTTTGTGACGGTGAAAACGGTGCTGAAATTTATTCGGCAGCAACCAAAAAGGACCAAGCACGAATTATATTTGACGAGGCAAAGAATATGATTGGGAAGTCACCGGAGCTACGAACTATATTGACAACGTACCGGAACAACATCACTTTTGATGCACAATTATCAAAATTTGAACCGCTATCGTCAGACAGTGAAACTTTGGACGGTTTAAATGTGCATTTGGGATTGATTGATGAGTTGCACGCACACAAAACAGGTGATGTGTACAATATTTTGGACAGCGCGACAGGTGCAAGAACACAGCCATTAATCGGAACAGGAACGACCGCAGGCAGAAATCCGAACTGTTTTTGCAAAGAATTATATGACTATTACAAAAATATTCTGAATGAAACAGTTGAAAATGAGAATATTTTCATTTACATAGCAGAATTAGACGAAAATGACGATTGGACAGATCCACAAAACTGGATAAAAGCCAATCCGAATATAAATGTCAGTGTCAACCTAAAAGATATGGAAAGTGTTTATACTGCATCTAAGAATATTCCGTCAAAATTGAATGAGTTCAAGTGTAAAAAACTGAATATGTGGGTTACTGATACCGCTTCATGGGCAAATATGGAGCAGTACAATAAACCACCGACTTTGAAAATCACCAAAGAAGATTTAATCGGTAAAAAGTGTTATGCCGCAGGCGATTTGGCGGTCCGTAACGACTTGGCAAGTGTCGTTTTTGAATTTCCTTTGAGTGACAGGTATTTTGCAGTTTTGCACCACAGTTTTATACCGGAAGACAAGATTTTCGATAATTCACAGAAACATCACATTGATTATCAAAGGTATATTGATATGGGATATATAACGGCAACACCCGGTAATGCTGTTGATTTTGACTATATCGAAGATTATATCCTGCGAATGCGTGATAAGTATGACATTTTGGAAGTCTGCTTGGACCCGTGGAACGCAACGCAGTTGGAATCGCACCTAATTGACGAGGGTATGAAAGTTGTTGAGGTCCGACAAGGATTTAAAACATTATCAGAGCCGACCAAAGAATTGGGGATAACGATTGAAGAACGCAAATTAATACACTTTGATGATCCGATATTGAAGTGGGCGGTTGGAAATACAGTAGTTACGTTTGATGAAAACGGTAATGTTAGACCGAATAAGGCGAAAAGTATTAATAAAATCGACCCCGCAATGGCACTAATAATAGCACACACCAGAGCATATACACATGAATTGAATTATGTTGATGTCAACGCAATAGCAGCGGCACAACTGGCAGAATATGAAGAAATGTTGAGAGGTCAGATATAATGAAATTTTTTAACAGAATAAAATCGGCATTTTATGCACTGACACATGATACAACGACAATATCATTGTTAGATGAACGATTTTGGACGCAGTACGGCAGTATACGAAACAGTAAACTGTCGGAGGTGACATATTTCACCTGTCTAAAAACGTTGTCTGAGGCGGTTGCAAAGTTGCCGTTAAAGATGTATCAGGAAACACCGAAAGGTGTAAGCAAGGCAAAAAATTCAGCATTATACAATGTGCTGAAAGTACGACCGAATAAGAATATGACTGCAACGACATTTTGGGCAACAGTTGTAACGGTGATGTATCATTACGGAAATTGTTATGTATATATCGCACGGAACAAAGAGCCTGAGTTGTTAATATTGGATAACCGATATATGACTGTCTATGATGACAATGCGAAGTTAATAGATGATAACGGCGGAGTTTGGTATATATATTCAGAACCGGTAACCGGAAAGGTATATAAATTCAGCACTGATGAAATATTGCATTTTAAAACATATATGACGTTTGACGGCATTATGGGATTGGCGGTTAAGGACGTGCTGGCACTGACGATTGACGGAGCAATGGACAGTCAAAAATTTATCAAGAATTTATATGAAACAGGTTTGACAGGTAAAGTTGCTGTTGAATATACGGCAGATTTGAATGAGGATTTGCGAAAGAAATTAGTCAGCACTATTGAAACGGCAACATCGGCAAACAGTGCATTAACATTTATTCCGATTCCTGCCGGAATGAAGTTAAACCCGTTAAATTTGAAATTGACAGACGCACAGTTCTTGGAATTGAAAAAATATACGGCATTACAGATTGCCGGAGCATTCGGTATAAAACCAAATCAATTAAATGATTATGAAAAATCAAGCTATGCAAACAGTGAAGCACAGCAACAAGCATTTTTGACCGACACAATGTTGGTTATTCTAAAGGGTTTGGAAGAAGAATTGGCAAGTAAATTGCTTACATCGGAAGAACTTCAGCAAGGATATTTTTTCAAATTCAATGTTGATGTCGTGCTACGAGCGACATTTTCACAAAGAATGGAAGGTTATGCGAAAGCCAGACAAAACGGCTGGTTATCCGCTAATGATATACGCAGTAAGGAAGATATGCCACATATTTCCGAAGACGAAGGCGGTAATGCATACCTAATTAACGGCAATATGATACCGTTAAAAGTTGCTATGGAAGGAGGAAATCAGAAAAATGTCAAGACACAGAAACAAAAAACAGAATAGTTTTAACTGTTATATCCGAAATCAGACCGATAATTCAGCCGATATATATTTTTACGGCGATATTGTCGGGAATGACGGGGATAAATGGTGGGGAAATGATGATAAATGCCCATCTGACGTAGCCACACTGTTGAAAGAATGTGAAAATGTCAGTCAGCTGAATGTCTATGTGAATAGTAACGGCGGTGACGTGTTTGCCGGCAATGCTATTTATAATATGCTGAAACGACATAAAGCACACAAAACAGTGTATGTTGACGGCTTGGCGGCATCTATTGCGTCTGTCATTGTTATGGCAGGTGATGAAATCATTATGCCGGCAAATTCCTATTTGATGATCCACAAAGCGTGGACGTATGCAATGGGAAATGCCAACGATTTGCGTGAAACAGCGGACAGATTGGAAAACATCGAACAAACGATTGTTGATACATACATGGAAAATGTCGCTGAAAATATCACCGAAGATGACATCAAACAGAAAATGTCTGATGAAACGTGGTTGTCGGCAAAGGATGCGGCGGAATTATTCCCACGAATACAGGAAGATGAAAACATAGATGTGGCAGCGTGTATTTCGTCTATAACCTACAACAATATTCCTAAAAATGTCGTTGTCAAAAATGATGATGAAGATGATGAGGAAGAAGATCCGGACGAGGAAGAACAGAAAGAACAGAAAGAAAAAAACAGTAACGAATTGGATATGTTAGACAATTTCGTATTTATGGAAGGAGCAATAGAAAATGAACAAGAAGATGCGTGAGTTATTAGCAAAAATAAAAGAGAAAAATCTACAAGCAAGAAATTTTCAAAATGAAGGTAAGTTTGCTGAGGCAAAGCAACTAATTGACGAAATCAAGGATTTGCAAACATCATACGAAAATGAAAAAGCATTATTTGAAATGGAAAGGGACAACGTACCAGAAGAACCAAAGAACAAAACAACAGCAAACGGTTTTTCTGTTATGGCAAAGATTGCACTAAGAAAAAAATTGACCGAAGCGGAAAATGCATTGGTTACAGGCACGAACGGTACAGACGGTGAGAATTTTCTAATTCCTGAAGATGTTGATACAACAATCAGAGAATTAAGAAAGACATATATGTCAGCAAAAGATTTGGTAACAGTAGTACCGACATCATCATTAACCGGTAGTTTCGTATTTGAAAAGGGTGTTCCGACAGGTTTGGCAGATTTTGAAGATGGCGATACAATCACAGAAGGCACTAAACCATCATTTGAACAGAAAAAATTCCAAGTTACACACAAAGGTAAGGTTTTCCCTATTTCAAATATACTATTGGAATCGGAAAAGGCTGGTTTGACATCATACCTAAATAACTGGTTTGTTAAAAATTCAATCATCAGTGAAAATACAGACATTTTCACAGCATTGCAAAACAGTAAAACGGCAAAGGCAATAAAGGGATTAGATGAATTGAAATCATCAATCAACAAAGATTTGGACCCATCCGCCCGAATCGGTGCAGTTATTGTCACAAACCAAACAGGATTTGACATTATGGACAGCGAAAAGGACGCAGTCGGCAGACCGATTTTAAAGGAAGACTATGTAACACCGACACAAAAGTTGTTCCAAGGACTACCTGTAATTGTGTTCTCAGACGCACAACTGCCAAACACCAAAGCAGGACAAGCACCGATTTTCTACGGGAATCTTAAAGCCGGTTGTTATTTCATTGATAAGAAAGGTTATCAGTTTGCAGTATCAACTGAATATCAATTCGGTGCAAATATGACAACTATGCGTGTGATCGAAAGCTATGACGTCATTCAGGCAGATAGTTCTACATACATCTACGGAACAATAACGGCAGCAGAAGGCAAGGCTGTAACAACAAAAGCAGCTGCGTAATGAATGGGAGGGGTGAAGAATGTCCCTAACATTAGACGAAGTAAAGAATTTTCTGCGATTAGATACATCCGATGATGATACATTGTTGGAAATATACATATCAACGGCGGAAGAATACGTCAAATCAGCATGTGGTAGTCAAGTGGATTTGGATAATCCAAAAGCACATACCATAATGCTGATGTTGGTGGGTGATTATTACGAAAACCGTAGTCCATATGGGCAGGCAAAGTATAGTCAGAATGTTTCAACTATGCTAATGCAGTTACAGTTGGAAACGCCACAAGATACTGATGATGAGGTGAAAGGATAATGGATTTTGCAAAGCTAAGGCACAAAGTTGTATTTTTAAAGCCGTCAACATCAGAAATAAACGAACAGTCAGAGCAAGTTATCGGGTGGTTTCCGTTCCACCCGGTGACAAAGGCTGCAAGTGATGATGTATATTCTACGCAAGACGGCGAAATTCGTTTTAAAAGCGGAGTTTTAAGCGGTTTAAATAATGTATTTTCAGATTACGGTGTTCGTGCATATGTTTCGCCTGCGACGGGCAGAGAATATGACGAATCACAGAAAATTCGAGCAGAAACAACATACAACGTGGTAACACGTTATTTTAACGGCATTGAAAGTAATATGAAAATTCTGTACGGTGCAAAGGTATTTGACATAGTATCCGTATTGGATATAAATGAGAGTCACAGGGAATTAAAAATTGTATGTTCAGAGGTGGACAGATATGGCAAGACAGAATAAAGATGTATTCGGTTTTGATGAATTGGAAAAATCGTTTAAACGTTTTGAAAAAAAATATCCGGACAAAGCAGATGCACTTTTAATGGCACAGGGACAAGCAGTCAATAGAAAGACGAAGTCGCTTTCGCCCGTAAAGACGAAAAAGCTCCGCAATTCGTGGCGATTAAAGAAAGTCAAACTATACAAGGGTGGAACAGTTCGAGTTGTGCGAATACAATCAGGAGCACCACATGCACATTTAGTTGAATATGGACACGAAATATATCGAGGTGGAAAGACACGAGTACGAGGGAAAAAATTAAACCGAGTACAGTTAGCAGCAAGAGGAGTTAAATTTCTTGGTCGAGTTGAAGGTAAACTTGTACTTTATACAGCAATGAATGAAGCCAAAAATAGATTTGACCGTGAGGCAGACAAGATGTTAGATAGATTAGTGGAGGAATTTGATAATGATTAAATCACCAGATATACGCAGATTTATAGCTGAAAAAATGAAGAAATCGGGGTTTAACGTGATAGCTTCGGAAATTCAAGAGGGTTATCCTAAACCGGCAGTGTTTGTCTATGTGTATCCAGCGTCGATAACAAAATCCGGAGGATATCTGGAAGATGACGTTTATAGTGTAAACATTCAGTATATTCCAAAATCTGAGATAGCACAAGAATGTGCCGAAGCGGCAGAAAAAATCCGTGAAACATTAATGTATAGCACGATTGACATACAGGACAGACATTTAACAATGGAAACAATAGAAATGGTCATTGAGGACGAGCAATTAAGCGTGTCGTTTGAGATTCCTATAACACAGTCCATTGATGAATGTGACGATTATGACAATGCAGAAACCATAGAAATGAGAGGTATATAATATGGGATTATCAACAATAAATGTAGAATTTAAAGCAGCGGCACAAACCGCTGTAAAACGCAGTGCAAACGGTACAGTTGCACTGATTTTGAAGGATGAAACCAAGGAAGATACCACATACGTTTACAACAATGAGACGGAAGTGGTTAAGAGCCATTGGACATCAGACAATCTAAATTACATAAATATGGCGTTTAAAGGTTCACCCAAAAAAGTGATTATCGAAAGAATTGCCGCAGAAGGAAGTCTTGATGATGCCTTGAAGCGTTTGGCAAATAAGAAGTGGAATTATCTTGCCGTTCCGTCATTACAGGACGGTGAAGTTAAGACTGTGGCAGATTGGATTATTGCACAGCGAACGGCAAAGAAACCGTTTAAGGCAGTATTACCGCATTCTGTATCAAATAACATCGGTATTATAAATTTTGATACCGATGATATAAAAATCGGCAGTAAGACCTATACGACCGCTGAATTTTGCGTATATATTGCCAGTATTATTGCCGGAACTGCACTGAATGAGAGTGTAACAGGCAAAGTCATTTCAGAAATCAACAGTATTACAGAGAGTTTAACCCCCGATGCGGATGTTGATGCCGGAAAGCTAATTTTAATCAACGATGGTGAGCAGGTCGAAATTGCACGAGGTGTGAATTCATTGACAACGGTCGGAACAAATCAGACAGAGGATATGAAGTCAATCAAGATAGTTGAAGGAATGGATCTGATTGCAGAAGACATTAGAACAACATTCAAAGAAAACTATATCGGCAGAAGTAACAGTATTGAAAACAAAGAACTGTTTATCGCCGCAGTGAATCAATATTTTGAAACACTGACAAAGGAAGGTGTGCTATATGACGGTTATGAACATTATGCAGAAATCGACATAGACGCACAAAGAGAGTATTTGGCAAGCAAAAGTGTTGACGTTGCAAATATGAGTGATGTTGCAATCAAACAAGCCAATACAGGCACATTTATGTTTATGGCGGCACATATTCAAATGCAAAACGCAGCGGAAGATTTGAAATTCGTTGTAAACATGTAATCGAGGAGGTAGACATATATGAGTAGAAAAATTTCAGCACCTAACATTATTTCCGGTACACACGGCAAGGTATGGTGGGACGATTCGGTCATTTATGAAATTTCAAGTTTTGAAGCAACACTGGATACTGACCGTGAAGATGTCACATTTGCGGGTGATATGATCAAGGATAGCAAGTTGATGAGTGTATCGGGTACGTTCACAATGAAAGTGCGAAAGGTATTTTCACGAGGCAAGAGTTTTGCGGAAGCGTTTATGCAAGGAAAAGACCCACGTTCTACACTGATTAGTCAACTAAAAGACCCAGACGCATATGGTGGCGGATATGAAAAAATCCAACTGACTAATTGTTGGGTTGAGAGTGTGCCACTAACCGGCGGTGAAAACGGTAAGGTAGTTGAAGAAGAATACAAAGGCGGTTTTACAGGATTGAAATTCCTTGCAAGCATTGAACCGATAGAACAGGATTAAACATTTTAGGAGGATATAAAAATGACAGGACAAGAAAAACATACAAGATTGACGTTGGACGAAATGATAAGACGTTCAGAGCAAGTAAAGGAAGCAAAGAACAAAAATAAAACAAAGGAATTGTACGTTGAAAGCCTTGACGGCACAATCACAATAACAAAACCAACAAGAAATCAAGTAAATGACGCAATGAATATGGATGCGTATTCAGGCGAATCGGATGCATATCTGGTGTATGAATGTGTGACAGAACCGCCACTGAAAAACAAACAACTGCAACAGGCATATGGCTGCCAAGAACCATTAGATATTCTTGACAAAATATTTGAACCGGGCGAGGTAGTGAATATTTCAAAGGCTGCATTAAGTTTTGCAGGTTATGTTGATGATAGCGTTAAGGCGGTTGAAGAACTAAAAAACTAATTGAACGCAACGGTGATTTTGAATTAATACATTACTACGTCCAACGTGGTTTTGATTGGGATAGAATTGCCGGGGCTACGGGAAATGAAAAGGCATTTTTACGAGCCAGTATGATAAAAGCATACGAAGAAGAAGCTGAAAAGATAAAAGCAATGACAGGAGGCGGTTGATGTGGCAAAAGGTAGAAACATAGGAGCAACACTGTCGTTGAAAGCCGGAAACTTCTTTGCAAATATGAAAAAAGCCCAAAATGAAAGCAATAATCTGCGTAGTACATTGAACAACACAAGCAAAAAAATTTCTGAATTAGGAGATAAAGCTAAAGTTGTTGGCAGTGCCGTTGGTAAATTGGGCAAAGGGTTAGCTATTGCCGGAACGGCAGCCGCTACCGCAGTAGGAACAATGGTAGCAAAATCAGTCAGTTCATTTGCTGATTATGAACAGCTGACAGGTGGTGTCGATACATTGTTCAAAGACAGTTCATCAGCAGTACAGAAATATGCAAATGATGCATACAAAACCGCAGGTTTGTCAGCTAATAGCTATATGGAAACAGTTACAAATTTTTCGGCATCACTGATTTCGAGTTTAAAGGGCGATACGGCAAAGGCGGCGGATTATGCAAATTCAGCGTTGGTGGATATGGCTGATAATGCAAATAAGATGGGCACGAATATGACAGACATTCAAAATGCCTATCAAGGTTTTGCAAAGCAAAATTACACCATGCTTGACAACTTGAAGTTAGGTTACGGTGGCACACAAGCTGAAATGAAACGACTGCTTAGCGATGCACAGAAACTTACCGGGCAGAAGTATGATATTTCATCATTTGCCGATATTACACAGGCTATTCATGCAATCCAAACGCAAATGGACATAACGGGAACAACGGCAAAAGAGGCAAGCACGACAATAAGCGGATCGTGGGGGTCACTGAAAGCGGCGTTTGAAAATACTCTTGTCGGTTTGACAACAGGCGGAGAAATGTTTGATCAGAGTTTGGATGCACTGGTTGATTCAGCTAAGACGTTCGGGCAGAATGTTATACCGGCAATAACGGGTGCGTTAAGTGGCGTAGGTTCGTTAATTGAGAGTTTGGCTCCTGTAATTGTAGCAGAACTTCCGTCAATGGTATCCGATATACTTCCACACCTTGTTTCAGCCGCAAAGAGTTTGGTTACCGGTTTAATCAGCCAATTACCTGCATTGGGAAAGGCTGTTTTAGATGCAATACCATCAATTTTTGACGGTATGACAGATGTAATCGGTGAAAGTTCTGTAGGAAAGCTAAAAGGGTCATTTGAGGGACTGAAAAATACTATAACTGATACATTTTCAAACATTGGACCAATGCTTAAAGATTTCTGTGAGGGAGGTATATCAACATTCTGTGACGCATTATCTACGGCTATGGATTTAGCCAGTGGAGCTATATCGGTAATTGAGGCATTATCTCCGGTAATAGGAGCAGTTGCAGGGGCGATAATCACATACAAAGGTGCAGTTATGTTGTGGAATGCAGCTGAAACGGCTAAAAATGTTGTTATGGGTATTTCAACAGCCGCACAATGGGCGTTAAATGTAGCTATGACAGCAAATCCGATTGGTATTGTCATTGTGGCTATCGGTGCATTGGTAGGGGCGTTTATTGTATTGTGGAATAAATCCGAAGGATTCCGAAATTTTTGGATCAACCTATGGGAAAAAGTTAAAGCGATTGTTACAAGTGCATGGGAAGGAATAAAAGCCGGATTTGAAAAGATAAAAAACGGAATATCAGCAGTCAAAGAAAAAGTGTCGACAATGTGGAACGGAGTCAAAGAAAAAACGTCAGAATTATGGGGCGGTGTTAAAAATGTTGTATCGGAAAAACTGAACAACATAAAAAGTGCCTATGACGCGCACGGCGGTGGACTGAAAGGTGCTACATTTGCGGCAATAGAGGGTGTCAAGGAATACTACAGGACAGGCTATGACGCAATTAATCAATTAACAGGCGGTAAGCTCGGCGAGGTTGTCAATGCAGTCGGTGAAAAGATGGAAGCCGTAAAAAGTAAATTCGGTGAAGCATTTGGCAATGTGAAAAACACCGTAATGACTATTTTTGAAAACATAAAAAACGGCATTGTTGAAAAGATTACGGCGGCAGTTGACACAGTTAAAAATGTGTTCACTAAAATTTCTGATACTGTATCATCTGTATGGGACAAAATAAAAAGCCTGCTGAAAGCACCAAAGATTGTGCAGACAGGAACTGTTACGGTGATGGGGGTTGACACACCTATTCCAAAATTCGGATTGGATTGGAACGCCAAGGGCGGTATTATGACACGTCCAACTGCATTTGGATTTGCAAACGGCAAGATTCAGATGGGCGGTGAAGCCGGGGCTGAGGCGATACTTCCACTTTCGGCATTTTGGCGGAATTTGCAAGCATACACCGAAAACAGCCAAAAGAAAAGTCAGGGAAACAATGATATTAATATAAACGTCACCATTAATGCAGGAAATGCGAATGAAGAAGAAATGGCGGCACGATTTATAAATATAGTTGTACCTGAAATAAAACGACAGTATGCAATTTTATAAAAGGAGTGAGGGAAAATGTTAGATTTTTACCTAAGCGTAAATAACAGCGAGGAGGTAGTGCATATTCCTGTCACTCCTCCCTCTTTTTCTGTGACAAATTCACAGTCAACAGAAACATTTGAATCAGCCGGATATGGCTGGATTAAAATTATAGGAAATACCGAATTGCGAGGTGTTTCATGGGACGGAATATTTCCTGTCCATGACTATCCGTTCAGACGTGATGCGTCAATGGACGGTCAAGAATACTACGAAAAATTAAAATCGTGGCAAAAACGAAAATTGCCTGTTCGTTTAGTGATTACATCAACTGGTTTTGCAAACATCAGCATAAATATGGCTGTAGCCATAGAAAAATTAGATTTTGATGTTGGCACAACTGGCGATTTGGATTATTCGATTGAATTGGGCGAAGTAGAGCTGTTAAATGATACGGAGGATACAAATATGGCACAGTTAGATGATTTGGCGGCAAGAATGGACGCAGTCGAAAAACGGTTGGATTCATTGGAAAATGAAAAAATCTATAACTATATGGATGATAATATGCCTGATTGGGCGAAACCTACGATCCAAAAATTAATGGATAGGGGTTATTTGAACGGCACCGGTGATAATGAACTGGGATTGACTATGGACATTATCAGAATGTGCGTGATGATAGATAATGCAAACGGTTTTGAGGGTTATACCGTTGACAGTATTCCTGATTGGGCTGCACCAACGATTGAAAAAATCAAGAAAAAGGGTTATTTGTCCGGTATTGATGATGACGATTTGGGACTGACAAAGAATATGATTCGCATATTAGTTATTTTAGACAAAGCCGGAGCATTTGGTGATTAAATATGGCAAGTGGACAGGATTTAGTTAAAATTGCACAGGCTGAAAACGGCACAAAGGAAAACGGAACGAATAACGTCAAATATAATACATGGTTTTACGGACACGAAGTAGACGGAAGTAATTATCCTTGGTGTGCGGTATTTGTTTCGTGGTGTGCGGATAAAGCAGGTATTACAACAGACATAATGCCTAAAACGGCAAGTGCCGGTTATTTTGCACATTATGCAAATCAGGGACATGGTGAGGTTTTCACCAATAAAAATCCCGAAGCAGGTGATTTGTTTTTAATAAATTACAATGGTTCGGATTGGGCAAATCATGTAGGTATAGTTGCATCGTGTGACGGTTCCAATATCACAACGATTGAAGGCAATTCATCCGATATGGTTCGATCCAGAACGTTATCAATGTCCGGATTGACGTTTGTTCATTTTAATTTGGATAGCAGTAGCGGAATGACTGCCGCTTGGACGGCACGAGAAGTACCGAATATCGGCAGGGATTTAGCCACAAAAGCATATATGGCATATCAGTTATACACTGATAAATCATCAGGCGGATATAGCTATTTATGGGGCAGTAATTCGACAACTGCAAATGGTGGACTACGAAAATACAAAGAATTCTATTGTGTAGCAATGGGTTCATACTACGGTCCGGACGGAACATTTATCAAAGTGGAATTTGATGATGGGAAGACGATTTATTGCGTAAAGGCTGACGAAAAAAAAGACAGTGAAACAGACAGCAAACATATGTATCACGACTATCCGTTTGATCGTAATGTATTGGAATTCATTATTGACAGAACAGTTGTGCGAAATAATGATGAATTTACATCAGCATTAAATGCCGCCGATATAAACCGTTCAGCACGAATCAAGGCAATATGGACTTCGGACAGCGAACCAACCTACGGCGGTGCAGGAAGCACAACGGCAGAAAATGAAAAAGAATATCATTTTATTGATACAAACGAGAAAATTTCCATACATCCGACAATATTCAAACAAACACCAATGCAGTGTGACCGCCATAATGGTGGTTTAACGGTGTTATGCAACGATATTGATATATCATCATATGTGGGCGATATATCGTGGCAAAATACCAAGGATACGCTTGCAACGCTGTTTAATTTCAGCGTACCAAAGGCAGGTGATATGAAGTACATCAATATGTACAAACCGCAAGAGGGCGATATAATTCGTTATAGCGGCGGTACACAAGAAGATTTTAGGGGTGTAATTATCGAAGTTGATGACGGCGATAATTACGTTAATAAATATGTTGCCGGTGATGTGGGACAGTATCTGAACAAAACCAGTGATACATATCAATTCACTGCAATGCGTGCTGACGACTGCATTAAAAAAATATGCGGTGATTTGTGTATTCCTATTGTGATGATACCGGAATTACCGTTATTGATTACGCAAATTTATGTGGACAAGGCGGTATCAGATGTTATTGCTGACATACTGACACTATGTGGCGGTGTACATAATTTTGATTTTGTTCCTGACGGCATCAGAATTTATAATTGTGCGGATATGGTTGTAAATCCACAATTCAGAATATCGTCAAACACCGAATTGAAAGATTCGATAAAGTATATCGGAAACGTTGAGCATAAAACCAGCATCGAGGACAGAAAAACAAGCGTAAAGGTTATTTCAGATACAGATGTTTTAACAACGCTGAAAGATGAAAACAGCATTGCACAATTCGGTTTTTTGCAAGAAGTTATCAAAGTCGGTGAAAATGAAGACGCAAAGGAAGTGGCAAAAAACAAGTTGTCGGAGCTGAACAATACAAGCGAAACATATTCCGGTGAAATTATTGAAGAACTGAACAGCTATACCAGAGCCGGAAGTGTTATCGCTATCGGTGATGAAAAGTATTTGATAAATAGCAGTCAGCACAGTATAAAACAAGGTGTGCATTACAATAAATTAGATTTGGAGCGATTATGATATGAATAACGGATATACAGAATTAGCAAAAATGCTGAAGAATTTAAGCAAGGGTGAAACCTATGGTCCTGTATTCGGCAGAATAACGCAATTACCGGATTTAATCATAACACGCAGTAACAATATACAACTGACAAAAAATCACGTTGTAAGCATTGTAAATCTGTATGAACGTGATGCCGAAGGAAGATATATTCACAACGGCAAGAAAGTTGTCCTGTTACCGTATAACAACGATAACAGTTATATTGTGTTGGGGGTGATACAAGATGGCTGATTATGTTACGACAGAACCGGCATTTGATTTTGAACGTGGTGATTTTGTTATTATAAACGGTCGTCCGAAAATGGTTGTCGGTATGGATCGCCTACGAAGTTGGATAGGAAAAGTACTACGAACGCAAAAAGGACGATACAAGATATATAACGGAACATCATACGGAACGAGAATTAAAGACACATTTGTAGGTAAAACATTCACGCATGACTATATGTTATCAGAAATTCAGCGAGAAATTACTGATAATTTAGAGAAAAACAAGGATATTGTCAGTGTGGACGGTTTTTCGGCAACAGTAGACGGAACGCATTTAACAGTTGAATTTACTGTTACAACAGTGTACGGAACAACGGACTTAAAGGAGGCACTATAATGGCAGAAACAATAACATCTATAACGGAACGTCTTCTGGCAGAAGTGCCGGAACAATACGATACAACCGAAGGTACATACACATATGACATTGAAAAATCTGTTGCAGTCGAATTTGACAACGCATACGACCAATTAGAAACGGTACGAAAACAATCGCACGTTTCGACTGCAAGTGGCACATATTTAGAAAAATGCGTTGCACATTTTGGTTTGTATCGAAAATCGGCAACGTATGCAACAGGGAACATAACGGTCACAGGAACATCTGGTGCAGTGTTGCCTGTCGGTAGCAAAGTGGCAGCCGGAAATGTCATGTTTACGGTGAATGATACGGTGACAATAGGTGATGATGGAACTGCATCAGCACCGGTCATATGTGATACAGCCGGAACACAGGGGAATGTTTTAGCCGGCTATATTAATCGTTTTCCGGTTACAATCAGTGGATTGCTACGGGTTACGAACGAACACGCAACCACAGGTGGCAGCAATGACGAAACAGATACACAACTGCGTGAACGATATAATGAATATATATCCCGACCCGTCACAAGTGGTAACAAATATCAATATATATCGTGGGCAAAATCCGTTCCGGGAGTAGGTGACGCTAAGTGTATCCCGTTATGGAACGGACCGGGAACGGTCAAAGTTATCATTGTTGATACAGAAAATCAAATAGCTCCTGCGGAACTGGTGAAAAAAGTCAAAGAATACATTGACGATTTAAAACCGGTCGGAGCGGATTTGACAGTCGGTACAGCGGAAGAAATTGCAATCAATGTTTCGTGCAAAATCGAAATGACGGGAAATGTCACAGAGAATATCAAAAAAAATATATCTGAATATTTGACGGAAATTTCGTTTTCAAAGGGTTATGTATCCTATGCTAAAATAGGACAGGCTATTTTGAATACTGATGGTGTAATCGATTATACGAATTTGACAGTTAATCAATCTACAAATAATGTCCCGATAACTGAAACACAGATTGCAGTGTTGGGGGTGTTGAAAATTGACTAACATTGAAAATCTGTTGCCGAAATACTATAAAAATTCAAAATATATGCACGGATTATTACATCCATGTGATGTTGAATTTGATAGATTGTACGATAAATTGGATAGAACATTGAAAAATCTATTGGTTGATGACGCTGATGAAACAGGCATTCACGATTTTGAAACAGATTTTTTAATACCGTTGTCTGATGATACGTTGGAATTACGGCGTAGTAAAATCAAAACAAAATTTTTACATACGGCAACGACAACGTTTGAAAATCTGCAAAATATAGTTCGTGCATATGATAACGGTGCGAGTATCAGTGAAGATAATCCCAATTACAGAATAAAAATTCAAAGTTGCAAACCGTTATTACTGCAAGAAATTTTAAACAGTGTCAATGAAATCATTCCTGCACATATTGCTACCACTATTGAATTAGATGAGCAACAGTCGCAGGAACAAAAAACTGCTGTTGTCTGTATATGTGCAGTGTCAAAAACCTATGAAACTGTTGGATTTGATAATAATGTGGCTGATGATGGAATTATAAATTGTGCTAATTTTGAAAAATTCGCAGTGATTGACGGTTGTTCCGGTGAACAAATTCAAATGGCAAAATATCGTACATTTAAAGAAATGCAACAAATTGATTATGAAACTGCGAAAAATAAAACGTATGCAGAGCTATTGTACAAGGAGGAGTAAATATGGCAGAAGAAAAAAAGATTGAGGGTTTTTCAAATATAAAATTTACGGCATCCGGTTTACTGCTGGAAGCAAAATTGAAAACAGGTGTACCGCTGAAGATTACCCGTGCAGTTATCGGTACAGGGTATTTAGATGACGGTGAAGACGTAGCGAATTTGACGGCACTGAAATCTGAAATTGAATCGCATCAAACCGGAGTAACGTCATCATCTGCAACAGTTGATATTACAAATGTGTCTGTTGTGGCAGCCGGAATGACTAATCTGCGATTAAAAATAAAAAACGGCGATACACCGTTTTATCTGCGTGAAATCGGTATAATGGCACAGGACCCTGATCTGGGTGAAATTCTATATTTGTACACAAATTGCGGTAACGGTGCACAGGCATTCCCTGTGTTTGATGGTAGCAACCATGTGTACAGAACTATTGATTTTTTGAATATTATATCAAATGCGTCAGATATAAATGTGAATGTCACGCTAAACAACGAGGTTACACGTGATGATTTTGAAACACATAAAACCGCAACAGTGTTGGATCATCCGAACGGTTGTGTTACCACAGAAAAAATTGCTGATAGTTCAGTTACGGGTATAAAAATCAAAGATAGTGCGATAACATTGGCAAAATTAAATAATGATATTCACACAAAATTTGATGGATTGGAAAAAGCAATTCAAAAAATCAATTCAACCAAAAAAATTGATTTGGAATATTCGATAGATCAGGGACATGATGGTTATAATATCGTGGTAAAACCTAAAGTGAATTATATCGCAAGAAAAGATGTATCAGGTACTGCAACATATCCTTTGCAATCAATAGATAAATGCTATATGTATATATGTTATAACTATGACAGCGACAGTATATCGTTGGTATGCGGTACAACGGTGTCAGGCAGAGGACCACAACCACCGGACAATGATATTTTTTCTGCTGAAATTTCGTCAAGTTCAGACTGTGGCAATTTTGAATATCACAGATTAATTCAAAAAGATGATAACGGTGATATAGTAGCTGTAATGTGAGGTGATTGGCATGGCAACGACAACAGAAAAGGGATTTAAAATTCCGGGATATGCCGACAAGGCAGACGTCCCCGGAATGGTAAAAGACAATGTGAAAACTGCGGAAGAACACCTAAAAGCCATTTCAAAATCAATGTCAGACATATCATCCAATATTAATTCATTAGACAGTACACTGCAAATAATGAATACACAATTAGGTACTATGTCAGATATGTTAGATGAATTAAATGGCGTGGCGGAGGAAACATCATGACGATTTGCGAAAAATTCAAATTAATGATGGCATCATTTGCGGACATCAAGGCGGCTATCGCTGAAAAGGGTGGTACTGTTACTGGTGGATATGCCGATTATGCTAAAAATATCCGAAATTTATATTCTAATGATACATATACATCCCAATATCAATATCCGACTGAAAAATCGCCAATTATGCAGTATTTAATCAATTTGTATAATCGCATAACATTCTGCTATGCGGTCAAACAGGAAATACGACAGGCAATTATAGACGGTGGTGTTGATGTTCCTGATGATACACCGTTTTCAGAATATGGTGATAAAATCCGTCAAATACAGCGTTTTGAGATTACGACAAGTAATTTGTATTTGGGCGAATATAAGACCGAATGTAGAGGGCAATTAACTGCACAGGGCGGAAGTCCACCGTACTCTTGGAAACAAACTTGGGGTTCCAATATTCCCGGTATCACAATGACATCAGACGGAACTATATCAGGAACACCAATGCAAACAGGCGGCTATAATTGGGGTGTTCAAGTGACCGATAGCAACGGAAAAACACTGTCCAAAGATATTTTAATCAGTGTCAGACCTAAAACGTTGAATTTCAAGCAGACTGGAGAACGTTCATTTTTATATGACGGTCAACCGCATACAATCACGGCAGAATGTATTAATGACAGTGATGTTGAATTTGAAATTTATTTCAACGATAACGGCAGTGATGTTTTGAGCATGACAAAATGCGGTTCAAACAGAGGATATGTACGAATTACATCGGCGGATAAGTCGTGTTACAGAATAGGTGAATGTGATTTGTATATGTCAATATCAGTGAATGCTGTTAATGTAACATCAGATAAAGTCCAATCGGTAAAATACGACGGACAGCCACATAGTTTCAATGTTGAATTGTCAAAACAATGTGACGTGAATGTGAAATATAAAACGTATTCTGCGAATGATGATACATTCAATGTGAACGAGGATGAATATACAACGGTTTCACCCACCGAGATTGGGAAATATCGTGTATATATATCGTCATCATCATACGGATATATCATTCGTGACACATATGCAGGATACAATAAATATTTCGGCATTTTGAATATTACGGAGGGGTAGCATGAGCAGATATTTTAAATTTGTATGGGCTGGCATGTTTCTATGCCCTGCACCAATATATTGGGTGATGTTGGGATTGGTTATCATTATTTTTGCAATAGGATTAATTACGAATAGAATGGTTGATGATCCGTATCGCGAAGCAGAACAACAGTATAAAATCACTGTCGGTTATGTTATTGAAAACGGTAAATCAGTACCGTATAAAATATTCTATACGGACGAGCAAACCAACAAACGCACAGAAATTCCGTCTAAAAATGTGACAATTCAGCATATTAGCGATAGCATTTATGAAATTTATGTCCGCATCAAACGACAGGACGGTGACGGCTGTGATTATGCCATAGCAAAATTGAAAAAAATTTCAGATACTGAATATAGAACAGTCAAAGTTGAAGTCGGAAGGGAAGTGATATAATGCGTAAAGGCAGTACAATAGCGGCAATTGTAAGTAGCATATTCCCGACAGTATTATTTATATTATTGGGTTTGAAAGCAGACTGCACCGCAGTGTATTTCATTGGTTGCATTGCATTTTCAATTATTGATTTTATCAATATGTCAGCGGTGTGTGCATACAAAGAACGACAGTTGAAATACAAAAACAGTGAGGTGCGGAAGAAATGCAAAAAATCATAAATAGACTGAAAAAAATGGGGTTATCGGCTACACAGATAATATTTAATCTGGTTACATCGGGATTGATATGCTGTACTACAGTATCAGGACATAGTATGATGCCGACAGTGCATGACGGTGACAGGTTGCTGTATAATCCGTTTTTCAAAAATGTTGAACGTGGTGATGTTGTAGTTATTTCGCATGGCGGTGATATGTTGATTAAACGTGTTATTGCTATTGGCGGTGACCATTTGACGATTAGCACATATGGCAGTGTAGCGATAAATGGCGAATGGCAGAGCGAAACATACATAAATCCGCAAGAACAATCAGGCGAAAGCATTGACGTTACAATCCCTGAAAATGAATTGTGGGTAATGGGCGACAACAGGGGACACAGTTTAGATAGCCGTAATTTCGGTACTGTGGAACTGGGTGATGTAGTAGGAGTAGTGATAATACGGAAAAATGGAGGCAATGATGGAAAATGAGCAAAAAGAAATGTGGGAACGGCTGACTGCCGTGGAACAGTCCACGAAGTCGGCACACCACAGAATTGATACGTTGGACAAGTTGACCGAAAGCGTCCACATCATAGCTACGGAAACAAAGGCAATGCGTGAAGATGTGAATGACATCACGGAACGTGTAGACGAAATCGAAAAGAAACCTAACAAACGATATGAAACAGTAATTACTGCTGTTATTACGGCATTAGTCGGCGGTTTGATAGGTTATTTTATTAAAATGTTGGGTTTTTAGTATTTTAAAATTAGGAGGTATGTAAAAATGAAAGAATGGATTAAAGCGGCAGGAATAAGAGCAATCAAGACAGTTGCTCAGACAGCAGTTGCCACTATAGGTACTGCGGTAGCTATGGGAGATGTAAATTGGGTACTTGTAGCGAGTGCTTCTGCACTTGCAGGTGTACTTTCTCTACTAACATCTATAGCAGGTCTTCCTGAAATTCAAAAAAAGAATTGAGGTATAAACAATGGATATTCAAATCAAACAGGGCCCGCAGTGCCACACGTCTAATTGCTACACATACAGGAATGGCGATATTAAATATATCGTCATTCATTTTACGTCAAATAACGGCGATACGGCATTGAACAACTGCAATTATTTCAGTGGTGCAAATCGTGGTGCGTCTGCACATTATTTTATCGGTGATGACGGTATATATCAATCTGTACCCGATAAATGGGCGGCGTGGGCTGTCGGTGGTACAAAAATTTACAAACACCCGTATTGTAGGAATATGAACAGTATTTCGATTGAAATGTGCAGTCGTATCGGTGCGGACGGTAAATACTATATTCGTGACGGGATTGTGGAACAGACAATTAAATTAACACGGTATTTGATGAATAAATACGGTGTGCCGGCACAGAATGTACTGCGTCATTATGACGTGTGGGACAAACAATGCCCAGAGCCGTTTGTGCGTAAACCGGAATTGTGGGAAAAATTCAAAAGAAAATTAAGTGAAAGCGAGGAACTAACTATGGAACAGTATAATGAATTAAAATCATTAATTGAAAAACAGTCGGCGGAAATTGCCGATTTAAAAAACATCAACCAACAGTTGGTGAATGTAGTTCAAACTACAATGGTATATGATTTCAATGATGACAATATGCCGTCGTGGGCGCGTCCTGCGGTGCAGGCAGCTATGGACTACGGTGCGGTACAGGGCGATGAAAAAGGTCGTCTTGGACTGTCGTATAAAGACTTAAGGGCAATTTGTAGAGAGTACAGATGTGGTATGTATGATAGATAGAATAAAAAAAGTGGCTTTTAGCCACTTTTTTATTAATCTTCAATTTCAAAGTTTATGAATCTTTCGATTTCGATTTCGTCATCATCGGTTACAACGATTTCATCATCAATAATTTCAGCGTTTAGGTTGTTGTTTCTGATTTGTTCAATTAGAAAATCTTTGTATAGTTCGATTGCTTCTGCTTCGCTTTCAGCAGTTACATAATCGCCTGCGTAATTATCACGACTTGCCTCTACTACATTACCGTTTTTGTACATTTCGTTTGTTACCTTAAATTTTTTCATTGTTTTGTCCTCCTAAAAATTATTATCTCTGTTTCTTTTTTTTGAGGTTTCCCTCATTTCTTGATTTTATTATACCACGAAAAAGTGTGGTTGTCAAGCTTTTTTAAGAAAAAAATTGAAAAAAATCAAAAAAATATGAAAAGACACCAGAGGTTAATCCTCTGGTGTCTTTTCATCATATAGTTCTTCCAAAGTTACACCTAATATCTGTGCAAATTTGTATGCGGTTGAAATTTTGCAGTCACCACGCTTTTCAATGTCTTCGATAGTTCGGCGATGTATGCCTGTCAATTCCGAAAACTTTGGAACGCTATAACCTTTTTGTAGCCGTATGGCTTTTAAGTTTAACATATAATCCACCTCTAAAAAAATGATTTTACAAGGTAGTACAAAAAGAAACATAGTCCTAAAATATAAAATACTTTTAGGGCAATTTTTAAATATATTTTTTTCATATTGCACTATTGAAAGACTTGTGATATAATTAAATCAGAGAGGGGGAAAACCCCCATCTCTATGTAATAATGTCGATCAGAATTTTCAACCAGCCAACAATGGAAATCAATCTGATCAAGAGCTTTTCGACTACCGTAAGGAGTTTGAAAAGCTTTTTTATTTTTTCGTCTTCGTCTTTCAACGGACCTCACCTCACTTTCTATATTTATTATACCACGAAAAAGTGTGGTTGTCAATAGTTTTTTCAAAAAAAATAGCTGATTTTATCAGCTATTTTAGTTGGGGCAATATTCTATTTCGGCATTTACAGGAGTGGGCCGTCCGACAGAAGTTGAGGGGCTTGCAACTTTTGATAAAAAAGTTATACTTTTCGGCTCGGAAGGTAATGCAAAAGTGTTTGAGTCGAAGTATAAAGAGGACGCTTTTGATCCGCAGCTTTGGAGAAAGACAAATATGCCGCATGCAGTGGTAGAGGTGGCGGACTGCAAAATGGCAGGTAAAAATACAAAGGATATAACGGTGAAACAATGCGTATATACTGTTGAAAAAAGTACAATGGAACCTGTGGTATAAATTTGAAGAACGGTTTAAACGAAAAAGTTAAACCGTTTTTTATTTTGTGGAATATATTGACAACTGTTGTCGAAAATGATATAATATTTTTAATTATTATTATATAATTTTGTATATCTGTAATAAAAACTTAAATCTGTTAAGCGAAAGGATGAGGGGAATGAATTCAAGGAACAAATTAATCGCTGTTTGCGTTATATGTGCGGCAGTTGCATTGCTGTCTGTCGGCGGAGTTGTTTTTGCATATCAAAAGTATGCGTCAACATTCAATAATACAAGCAACGGAAATGTAAGTTTAAACAGCATTAATGAAGGTATGTCATATACAATTTTAGATGACGGTACGAATGTTTATGAAAATCCCGATAAAGGTTCGGCAGTGCTTATGCAGACAAAAGCAAATGAAACGGTAAGCTTTTTGGCACTTGCGCATGGCGGTTTTTATAAGATAAGAGTAAACGGCGTGGACGGATATGTGTTGTGTGACAAGGTTGTCGATACAACTCTTGCAACACCGGCACCGACAGAAAATCCGACAACGGTTATGTACATTGTAAATGTGAATGAAAGCGTAACATTGAGGAAAACTCCGGACCAAAACGGTGAACAGATTACCACAATTCCGCTTGGTACGCAGGTTGAATTTGTAAAAAAGGAAAATGATGATTTTTCAAAAATTAAGTATGGCGGACAAGAAGGCTTTGTAATGACAAAGTATCTTACGGAAGACGCGAATATTGCAATTCAACAGGCAGGCAATAAAAATGCCAAACCTGCTGAACCGGTGCAACATGCGACAGGCTCGTCCGATGTATCGGTTAAATTCACAATGTATGTTTTTAATGTACAGAACTCAATATATTTAAGAAAGTATGCGGAAGAAAATTCGGAAAATATCTGTACAATCCCTTGGGGTGAACCTGTCGGATATATTGAGGATGTTACAAACGGTTTCTACAAAATAAAATACAAGGGACAAATCGGTTATGCCAAAGCGGAATATTTGACATCAACAGATCCTCATGTCTACACAGGCGGAAATCCGATTTATCATATTTCAGGAGTGCAAAATTCGGTGTATTTAAGAAAAACACCGTCAGAGCCGGCGGAATACATTTGTGAAATTCCTGTCGGAGCGGCAGTTGAATATCTCGGCTCGTACAACGGATATGATAAGGTTTATTATAACGGTATGGTCGGATATGTGACAAGTGCATACGTCAGATAGGGGGATAATGATATGAACAGAGAAGATTATAATTTTGATCCAATGACCGGTGAAAAAGTTATTAAAGATGACTATAATTTTGATCCAATGACCGGCGAAAAAATTATTAAAGATGACTATAACTTTGATCCAATGACCGGTGAAAAAATTGTAAAAACCAATGAACAATCTCAACAATTTAATTCTGAGGGGTATCAACCAAACAATAAAATCGCTATTATTGTGATCGTGGTTGTAACTGTTATATTTTTGGCGGTTGCGTCAGGCTTTGCGGGATACTTTTTGGTAAGCGGACACAATCAAGGACAAAAACCTGCCAATCCGATTTTGACGTCGGAGGCGATAAAGTGGTCGGCGGTAAAGCTGAATGACGGTGAAATACCAAATACATATGAAAATAATATGCCGTCGGCTGAGATAAAAGGCGTCGGAACGAAATCAAGCATAATCAATAAATTGAGAGAAAATACAGATAAAAGTATTGGTTCACTTCAGGTTTCAGAGATTGACGGCGGTGTAAAGTATTATACTCTCGAAGATCAAATTCTGAGAATAGATATTCCGTCAGGTGTAAACGGTTTTAAGTATAATCGAATTTATTATTTTAATAATGATGTATTGTATTTTGGACTTGTTTATTCGGCGGCAAATCAAAACAATTTGTATTTTTATCAAGGCGAAATGTACAGATATATAAATGAAAAGGGCGAAATGAAACAAAATGAGTTTAAAGATGATGTCTTTAAAACTTTAGGAAATTTTGCTCTTAATGAGGCATATTCTTTTTATGATTATAAGACAGGTGTAAAGAACGACAGAAGATAAAATGTGAAACAGGTAAGTCTATTTTAAATAAGGCTTACCTGTATATTTTTTTATTAAAGCAGTAGAAAATCTTATGAATTTCTGATATAATTATTATAAAAGAATATGATATTAATGCGTTTAAAGGAGGGATAAATATGAAAAATTATAGGAAAGTAATATCGGTAATTGCGGTGTTGATAGGTTTGTTTGTCATGTCGGTGAGTGTTTCGGCGGCAGACTTGGCAATTATTGTAGTGGATGGCAAAGCAGTTGTCGGAAACGGCACGTCGGGTGTTGCGATTGTTGCATCATATGATGAGGACGGAAAACTTACAAATGTTGTGAAAGAATATGTGACGGAAAGCAGCAATGCGGTGCTTGATGTAAAAAACGGCGACAAGGTTATGTATTGGGACGGATTAGAAACAATGAACCCGCTTTCAGATGCCGTTACGGTAACAGATGTCATTTCGGACGAAGATAAAGAAACCATATATGAGGCGGCGGTCGATAAAGCACTTCGTGAGGCTCTCGGCAAAAATAAGGGCAAGGATATGACGGAACTTCAAAAAGCATTGGCACTTCATGACTGGCTTGTGATGAATTGTCAGTATGATGTGACGGTATCAAGACCGAATGCACACACTGCGTACGGGGCGATTGTAGAGGGTTATGCCGTTTGCGACGGTTATGCTAATGCATATAACGACCTACTTGGCAGAGTCGGAGTGACGGCAACGTATGTGTTGGGAAGAAAACCGGTGCATTTGGGTGAGGATCCGCAACTTCATGCTTGGAACTGCGTTACAATCGGCGGAAAAAAATATCATGTTGATGTTACGGCAGATGACCCTGTTCCCGATATGCTGGGCACAGTGAGTCGTGGGTACTTTTTAGTAAGTGATACTGTATTGAACAGATCAGGATATGGAGATTATGCTACGCATTGTACGGATACGACTTATGAAGAATATGATATGTTTACCGGTTTTTATATGCAATTTATATGGAATGATGATATTCAGAAATTCTACTATATTGATATGGACAAAGTGAAAACTACTTCTGATTTTACAGAAACACTTACACCTTCATCAGAAGAAAACGGAGCGAAACCGACAAGCTATATTATAACTGAGGACAGCAAATATATTTGTTTCTTTAGACCGAGCTTTGTAACGAGTCAATCCACAGTGTATCTTTATAGCTTTGAAACCGATAAATATTATACATATGCAATCAAGAATATTAAAGATGTTGTTTTCTGCCGAATAAGACAAAAAGGAAATAATATTGAGGTTGTAAGAGATTATTATAAAAACAATATGCCTTATATAGTGAATGTGGTGAAGACTATTCCGCTTCCGAATGATATAAGGGAACGCAATGTTACATTTGACCCTAATTATAGTGGCGGAAACATAACAAGCTGCAAATACATTAACAACTATTGGACAGACGGCGAGCAGGCGTTTGCCGATTTGACAAGAAATAATTTTGCGTTTGGCGGTTGGTATACCGAAAAAGGCGGCGGAACAAAGATTGAAAACTTTGAAGAAATTTCCGGTGATGATGTAACGCTTTATGCTCATTGGTGGGGGGCTTGGAGTATATCCGAAGACCCGACACTGACCGAAAGCGGAAAAGCAGTGCGTTCACTTGAGGGTTATCCGAACGTGACGGAAGAAATAACAATTCCGAATTTATCAGATGAATCAGTGTGGACAAAAAAGTATACAAAACCGGCGACAATGGCAGCGGAAGGTTGGGTGCTGTATACCTCTGAATATGGCAATGTGAAGATTACGTTGCCGAAGAAAGATTGGGAGTATGGTATTACTTATAAAGACGGCAGCGTTTATATTACCGTTACGGAAGAATCCTCTTATATAGTCAGATTTAAGTGCGGAGATAATGTCGGAGACAGAAAGGTAATCACAAACGGCGCAGGCGAATATAGAGTGATGAATCCAAAGGATTTTACACCGAGCGGAACTGTTACGGCAACTCTGTATGACATCGAAATGAATGAACTTGCCACAGTCGAATATGAAGTGGAATAAGATTTAGAATGTGAAACGGTTTAAACGAAATGTTTAAACCGTTTTTGGTTGTAAGATATATTTGGAATAAAAGCTAAAAATCTACAAAGCGAAAGGATGAGGGAAATAAATTAAAAAAATAAATTATGAAGTGTTTAAAACATTGGGGAATTTTGCTCGCAGTAGGGAAGAAACAGTATAAAAAATATAATATAGGAGTTGATACTGATGAAAAAAAGAGGTATAAGTATTTTAGTTGCTTTGGCAATAATGTTCACGTTTGTTTCGGTTAGCGCTGAAAGGAACATAAAAATTTATGTTGACGGTACAGAACTTGAGTGTGACAGTCCTGCATTTATTGAAAACGGAAATACTATGGTGCCTATACGTAACATATTTGAACATCTGAATGCTAAAGTGGATTGGGACAATGATACTAAAACAATTACGACTAAAAAGGAAGATACCGAGATTACTTTGCAAATCGGATCTCAAACTTTGTAGAAAAATGAAAAATCGGAACAATTAGACGTTACACCAGTTATTGTGAATGATACTACATTTGTTCCTATCAGAGCGGTGTCACAAGCTTTGGATGCAAATGTAGCGTGGGATGATAAAACATCAACTATAAAAATTTCTTCGGATTATTCTGCGGCGAGCAGTGATAATGAACCGACCGTAACAATGTATGCACCTGACGGAAGAACAATTGATATTGCACAATCAGAAGTAGAAGCATACGAAAATGTAGGTTGGTATAAAGAGCCGGTAGTGCTAATGTATGCGGCAGACGGAAGAACAAGATATACATTGCAATCAGAAGTAGAAGCATACCAAGGAGTAGGCTGGTATACCGAACCGGTAGTATTAATGTACGCGGCAGACGGAAGAACAAGATATACATTGCAATCGGAAGTAGAGGCATACCAAGGAGTCGGCTGGTATACCGAACCTGTTGTACTAATGTATGCTGCGGACGGAAGAACAAGATATACATTGAAGTCAGAGGTAGACGCATATAAAAAAGTAGGTTGGTATACCGAACCGTATACACCGCCGAAAACTAACAGTAGCTCAAGCGGAAGTTCAAGCGGCGTTGTACGCGGTTCAACAGTATATGTAACCCCATCAGGAAAGAAATATCATTACAGCGCAAGCTGTGCCGGCAAAAATGCAAGAGCAACCACCCTTTCAGCAGCACAAGCCAGCGGCAAAGGCCCTTGCGCAAAATGTGCAAGATAGCTATGCAATTTTATTACAACTATGTCAATATAGTTTAATTGTATCAATTGTTAAACCATTATGAAATTTTGAAGATGGATATTAAAATGATTTTGTATTTGGGAAAAATTAGAGCAATATATGAGTTTATAGCATAGAGGAGCTGATAAATTATGTTTAAATATAAATATAAAGTTCCCAAAAAAGAATTTGATACTACATATGGTTCAATATGTATTGAAAATGTTATTTTTGAACCAAATGAAATAGAAAAAGTTTTACCGGAAATAATATTGCAGGATGATAATCTGAAACATATGTTTGCAATAGAAGAAATAACTCCAAGTAGAAGAAAAAATATATATAAAAGATTTATACCAAAGGTAAAAACTACATCAGATATGTATAAGTATGTACAAGCGGCTATAGATAATAACAAAACATTTTACTCATTTTTGGCTGAAGGAATATTAGGTTTGGTTTTTAGAGATATGTATAATTATAATTTAGCTAGAGGTGTAATAGATATACAAGAAACATTAACGGATTCACATACCGGGGTAGATGCTTGTATGTATAATCTTAAACAGAATATAATTGTCTTAGGGGAAGCAAAATTTTATGAAACACTAGAAGGTGGATTAAAAAAAATAATAAGTGATTTCGTAGAAAAAGGGATAAAAAATAAATTAGAAAGCTTACAAACAGGTGCAGAAAATTGTGAGGAGACAAATCAAATTATTATAAAAAATTTAACACTTGATAACTATGATGAGTTGACAGTAGATCAATTTATGAATCAACGAATTATATTTGCTGGATTTGTACTGCATTCTGAAGAGGATATTATTAAATATGGTGAAATTAGCTTTTATGATAAATTTTTTATTTCTTCTCAGCAATTAAAAGATAATATATGTCATTCTTTGAACAATAGTGTAGATGGGGATTATGAAATTATATTAATACATTTGCCAATAAAAGATAAAAAGAGTCTGATTATTAAGATGATAGAAACTTCAAAAAATAAACTAAGAAGTGTATAGAGGACGGTGTATTGAATGAGTGATGATAAATATAATAATAGACGAAAAAAAATATTAGAAGAATTAGATAAAGGGATTGATGTTTCAAATATCGAATTAGGTATGTATGATTTGACACCATATTTTAAAACAGATGAGTTTGATGCTAATTTGTCAGAGTTGATAATGTTAAATAAAAACCTTGAAAGAAAAGTCCGACATACAGATGAAGAAATATTTTTTTCACCACCACAATATCAAGCATTAAAGTGTTTATTTGATAAAGATAGGGTTATTTTATCAGCACCAACATCATTTGGAAAAACAATGTTAATTAAAGAATATATATATATCAAGAAACCTAAAAATATAGTTTATATTGTACCAACAAATGCAAACTCGAAAGAGAGGGAGGTGCGGACATATTCTTGGACTCCGAAAGGGGTAAAGATAAATGTA